TACCATATTTAAATCCAGATTCTTTGGTTGTAAATTCTAGACAATTAAGAGTTGGTTTAGGTACAACAGTAGCAGATTCTGCATTAAAAGTTGGTAATACTGTTACTCAGTTGAATAGTGGTGCTACAGGCAATCTTCTTTCTACTGCAGGTATTGCAACAGGTGCTTTAAGTATAACAAATGCTGGATTAGGATTTACTCCTGCTAGTGGCCATTATCAATATGATGGTGTTACTTTAAATACCATCACTGGTAACGGAACTGGTGCTAAGGCAAATATTACTATTGCAAATGGAGTTGCACTTGGTGCTACATTCGCAGTAGGTGGTCATGGTTATCAAGTTGGTGATGTATTGGGTATCTCAAGTATTGGTAATAATAATTTAGGAGTTAATTCTAGATTAACTGTCTCAACTATTGGTGATGTCAATGAACTTATCTTAGATAATGTTCAAGGTGATTATAAAGTTGGTGCAGCAAATACAGTATTCTTTACCAATAGTGCTGGAGTATCTACTGCATTAAACTTTACCAATGGTGGTGATGTTCAAGTAGATGAAATTATAACTGCAAGTGATGGACTTCATATTAAAGTGAATGCTAAGAATCATGGAATGTATTTCCCTAATAATAAAGTTAGAGTATTTGGTGTTTACTCGGATATTAAACCTACCAAGTTAACAGCAGAATATACAACTGATTCTGTTGGTGCATTATCTGTCGAAGATGCTACTCAATTCTCTACTTTTGAAAATGTAGGTGTTGGTACAACCAATACTGGATTCTTACAAATAGGTGATGAAATTATTGAGTATACTGCTGTTAGTGGAAATATTATTGGTGGTAATATTACTAGAACTGTTGATACAAACTCATCAATCGGATCTAGCACTTCATCTAATAGAAACTATCCTGTTGGAACACCAGTTTATAAGTATGAATTGAGTAAGGTTAATTTAATGAGAATTAATAAAACTCATGATTTAGTATCAACAAATGCTACTGGTAAAGGTGAAGCTATTGGATTTGATCATTATAATTTGGCAATTGATATGTCAACTACATTTAATACTAATAATACAAGTAGAGCAGTTGGAACATCATTCCCTAAACTATATTTCAATGATACTAAATCAACTGGTGGTAATAGAATTCAGGCATCTCAAAATATTCAATATGATTTAGTAACTCCTGCAATTCAAACATTATCTGTTCCTTCAACTACAATTACTGGTGAAATTAGAACAGTAACTGGTCAAAGTATTGATGGTACTGAAGTACCTTGGGTTGATAATGGGTTTGAAAATGTTACTTTGAATGATAATAATTGGCTTGATAGTCCAAGAATTATTGCATCTGATGTAAATGCAGAGGCAAACTTAGTTGATAAATTACCTGGTAATAAATCAGTTAATTTAAAATTATCTATGGGTACAGGTAATTCTATGGTAAGTCCAATAGTTGACTTACAAAGATCTTCTCTTATATTAACATCTAATCGTGTTAATAATGTAATTACTGATTTTGCAACAGATTCTAGAGTTAATATTGTTGGTGAAGATCCTACTGCTTTCAGATATATTTCTAAAGAAGTAGAATTGATTAATCCTGCTACATCTATTAGAGTTATGTTAGAAGGTCATTTAACTTCTAGAAATGATATTCGAGTATTCTATGCAATTAGTGATAAGCAAAACTTTACTCCAATATTTGTACCATTCCCTGGTTACCAAAATATAGTAGATCAGGGATTCTCAGGTAGAGCAGGTCAAGTATTAGGTCAGGTTATTGATCCTGCTAAAAATAATGGATTACCTGATACTTTTGTTGCACCAACAAATGAGGAATCATTTAATCCTAATGATTTAGTTTTCAATCCTTATGAATTTACTATTGATAATTTACCTTCATTTAAGTCATATAGGATTAAAATAGTTGCAACATCAACAAGTCAAGTATACGTACCTCAAATTAAAGGTTTGAGAGTACTTGCAATGGCATAGTATGGAATTACATCAAGTAAAAAATCAAACTTCTTTATCTCGTAATATTGATTCAAATTCAATTGTAAATACCGATACAAAAGAATTTGAAAAATATATTACAAGAAGACAGGTGAGAAGTAAAAGTCATGATAGGGTGGATATGATGGAAAATGATCTATCACGTTTAAAAGGTGAAATTAATGAAATCAAAAATCTACTCAAGGAATTGGTAAATGGCCATTAAAAATATCACATTCGATCCAACTTCAGGAGTACCTTATGCATCTAACCTGACAATTCAAGGTGGTTCTGATTTTTCTGCAACATTTAATGTTGTTGATACCTCAAATTCACCATATCCTTTTACAACTGCATGGTCTGCATCTTCTCAGATTGCAAAGAGTGTTGCAGTTGGTGCAACTTTAGGTGCAACAGCAACCTTTACTGTAGGAATTACTACATCAGCAACTACCAGTAAAGTAAAAATTTCTTTAGGTTCTGCTAATACAAGAACTTTAAGTGAGGGAAGATATGTTTATAATGTTTTAGTGGGGTCTGGAACAACGATATATAACATAGTAAATGGTAATATTATGGTTTATGCAGGTGTATCGTCTGCACCCTAAATACTGTTAAGGAGTAGACGCAAATGGCAAAACCAGCAAGTAGATCAGACTTAATAAACTATTGCAAGAGGCAATTAGGTGCTCCTGTATTGGAGATTAATGTAGCTGACGAACAAATAGATGATTTAGTAGATGATGCTCTTCAGATATTCCAAGAGCGTCATTTTGATGGTGTCACGAAAGATTATATAAAATATAAAATAACTCAGGATGATATTGATAGGGGAAGAGGATTAACTGATACTGAAGTTAGTGGAATAACAACAACTACAGTAACTCAGAATGTTGGTTTAACCACAGAATTTAAGTTTGAAGAAAATAGCAACTTTTTGCCCCTTCCACCAGATATTATTGGAGTAGAAAAGATTTTCCATTTTGATGGATCTGCTACATCTACTAACAATATGTTTAGTGTGAAGTATCAATTATTTTTAAATGATATTTACTATTATGGTGCTACTGAATTATTAAACTATAGTATGGTTAGGACTTATCTTGAGGATATTAATTTCTTATTAACTACACAGAAACAATTTAGATTCAATCAACGTCAAGATAGACTTTATATTGATATTGATTGGGCTGGTGTCACAAAAGATGATTATTTGGTATTTGATGTTTTTAGAGCTATAGATCCTGATAGTTTTACTGGGGTATGGAATGATTCATTTTTGAAAAGATATGTAACCCAATTAGTGAAAAGGCAATGGGGTCAAAACTTAATTAAATTCCAAGGAGTAAAACTTCCTGGTGGTGTTGAGTTAAATGGACGGCAAATGTATGATGATGCAGAGAAAGAACTTGAAATCATCAGAGAGCAAATGTCCAATACTTATGAAATACCACCACTAGATATGATAGGTTAATATCATGGCTCTTAATCCATATTTTCAGCAAGGTGCTCGATCTGAACAAAATTTAGTTCAGGATTTAATCAACGAACAGTTGAGGATGTATGGTGTTGAGGTGCATTATATGCCTCGTAAATATGTGAAAGAAAATACTGTAATAAGAGAAGTTGTACAATCTAAATTTGACGATGCATATCCTTTAGAGGCATATGTAGATACTTATGATGGTTATGGTGAGAATCCTATTCTTCTAACCAAGTTTGGTATAGAGGCAACAAATGAAATAACTCTTACAATTTCTAGAGAGAGATGGGAGAATTATATTGAACCTTTAATGGAGAATGAACCTGATGTAAAATTAACAACCAGACCGAAGGAAGGAGATTTGATATACTTCCCATTAGGTGATAGGTTATTTGAGATTAAGTTTGTTGAACATGAAAAGCCTTTCTATCAACTACAAAAGAATTATGTTTATGAATTGAGATGTGAACTCTTCCGTTACGAGGATGAGGTTATTGATACAGGTGTTGAAGAAATTGATAATGAATTGGTAGGTGATAATGTTGATGGAACATCTGAAGATGGTATTCCTACAATATTAGGTCCAACTCAAACATTTACATTAGTAGGTGCTGCATCAACTGCTGCTGCATATACTGGTATAGTAACCACTGGTGGACTTAATTACTTCACTATATCAAATAGGGGTGGTGGATATATTACACCTCCTACAATCGGTTTATCGTCAGCACCTTCTGGTGGAACAACAGGTATTGCAACTGCTGTTTTGATTGCTGGTATTCAGTATTGTAATTTAAATATAGGACTTAATCAAAAATCAGTACAGTCAATAGAAATTGCAAATCCAGGGGCAGGATATACTGTTGCACCAGGTGTAGCATTTACTAGTAACACTGGTGTGGGTGCTGCAGCAACTGCATATATTGCTGATGGAACATTGGGTATTGTAACTGTTACAAGTGCTGGTGGTGGATTTGTGACTGCACCTACAGTTACATTTGCAGGTCCAACAGGAGTTGGAACGACTGCTGTTGCGGTTGCTGTTCTCAATGCAGCTGGTTCTGTTACTGATGTTAGATTTACTAATACTGGTGCTGGTTATACTGCTGGCGATCTTCCACTCACTGCAACATTCTCTACTCCAGCAACAGGATCGGAAGGAGATTATAGATTCAATGAAACAGTAACTGGTGCTACAAGTGGTGCAACTGGTAAAGTAAGAACATGGGATTCTGTCTCGAATGTTTTAGAGGTATCTTCAATATCTGGAACATTCTCTATTGGAGAGAATATAACTGGTTCTATATCAGGTGCAGTTCATGCCCTAAGATTAGTTAATACAGATCCAACTGATGATGGATTTGCAGATAATATCAATATTGAAACAGAAGCAGATGATATATTAGACTTTACTGAGCAGAACCCATTTGGAATGCCCTAAATAAGATACCAGGACTATAACAATGTTTGAATATTTTTATAACGAGATTCTGAGAAGAACAATTATTTCTTTTGGTACTTTGTTTAATGGTATAACCGTTAAGCAAGATGATTCTACTATCAAAGTACCATTGGCATATGGACCTACTCAAAAGTTTTTGGCAAGATTAGAGCAGTCACCTGATTTGAATAAGGCTACTGCAATAACTTTACCAAGGATGTCTTTTGAGTTTACTGGACTTACATATGACCCTGCAAGAAAAGTAACTACTACTCAACAATTTACTGTTAAAGATCCTGATACTGGAAAAGATTCAAAGAAAGCATATCTACCTGTTCCTTATAATATGCAATTTGAACTTGCTATTATGTGTAAGTTAAATGATGATGCACTTCAAATTACAGAGCAAATATTACCATATTTCCAACCTGCATATAATGTAACTGTTAATTTAGTTTCTTCAATTAAAGAGAAAAGAGATATTCCTATTGTATTAGAAAATATTACAATGCAAGATGATTATGAAGGAGATTTCACTCAGAGAAGAGTACTTCTTTATACATTGAGATTTACTGCAAAGACATATCTATTTGGCCCTGTATCCGATGCTTCCAAGGATATTATCAAGAAGTCTACTGTCAATTACAGAGGTGGAAAAGCACTTCCTGGTCAAAGAGATGTTACTTACTCAGTTGCACCTAGAGCAATTAAGAATTACACTGGTGATGTTGTAACTAACTTAAGTAATGATATCTTAATAAGCGATACTATTATTGCTGTTGATAATGCTTCTAGTATAAATGCAAGTACAAATACTACAAGAGTATTCATTACTATTGGTGAAGAAGAGATGAAGGTTATTAAGAAGGATGGCAATAATCTTACAGTCGAGAGAGGTAGAGACGGTACAACTCCTGCGTCTCATCTAAGGGGTGAAGGTATTGGTTTAATTACTGATGCTGATGATGTATTAATTCCTGAAGGTGATGACTTTGGATTTGACGGGAGTACCTTCTAATGAAACAATTAGATAAAGCATTCAATATTACACCAGTTGAAGTTGAAACTACTCCTGAGAATGGTTGTTCTCCTAAGAAGGAACAACTTACTAATATTACTAGACCTGAGAAACCTGATAGATTAACTAAAAATGATATATCTAAAGATTATGAATATACAAGAGGCAATCTTTATAGTATAATTGAAAAAGGTCAAGAAGCTATTGATGGTATTCTTGAACTTGCACAAGAGAGTGAGCAACCAAGAGCATATGAAGTTGCAGGACAACTTATTAAGAGTGTGTCTGATGCAACTGATAAGTTAATGGATCTTCAGAAAAAATTAAAAGACGTAAATGAGGAGGATAAAAAATTACCAACTAGTGTAACTAACAATGCATTATTTGTTGGATCTACTGCAGAACTAGCAAAAATGATCAAACAAGAAAACTTGAAAAAAGAGTAATTTCTTGCTAAAATAAATATTTCATTAGATATATAAAATGATAGAGGTTATTAGTGTCGATTAGAAATCCCTCGGATTTTTTTAAGAGAAAGAAAAATGATTCTTTGAAAGAAGAACAGACTCAAAAAAGATTAGAGGAACAGAAATTAAACGATAAGAAAATCGACGCTCCAAAAAGACATTTTGGTGAAGATAAGGTCGTAGAAAAACCTGCTGCAATAATTGAAGAAGAAGTAAAAGTTGATCCATATCTAGAAGAAATAAATTCACTTAAGTCTGATATACAGTCAGTAGTAGGGTTAATTCCTGAAGAAACAGATTTAACTGAAGTTTTTAATACGTTAGAAAGTTTAAAGGAAAGAATAGATAATGTTGCTGATAAGGCAAGTTATGATGGTGATATTTCAATACTTCGTTCTGAGATAAGAGAAGTAGAAAGAATTAAAACGGAGAAATTTGATCCATCAAATATTAATTCAAACCTTGCATCATTAAAAGAAAGAATTGAATTAGTTCGTTCTGAAATTCCAACTATTCCAGAACCTGTTTTATATGATGATCAGATAGATGAAATAAAAGGATTAATAGAGCAAGTAAAAGAAAGTATTCCAGAAGTACCTGAAGTAAGGTATTATGAAAAGGAATTAAATTTAATATTAGATCTAATTGAAGGTGTAAAGGAAGATATTCCTACAGTTCCTAAAATACCTGAGATAAAATATTATGATGAAGAAATATCTGTTGTTGAATCACAGATCAAAGAAATCGAATCTTCATTATCCAAATTACCTGAGATAAAGCATTATGATAGTGATATTGATGAAGTAAAGGAATTACTTGAAAAATTAGATACTAAAATTGCAGATATACCAGAAATAAAATATTATGACAAGGATCTTAAAGATTTAAAAGATAAAATATTAAATGTAGAAGAATCTATACCAACAGTTCCCGAAGTAAAATATTATGATGAAGAAATTAAAGGACTTAATGATGAGATTATAAGTTTATTTAAAAAAGTTTCATCTATTAAGATACCAGAGGTAAAATCTTATGATGGTGAGATAGAAAAGATATATTCTTCATTTGAAGAAAAAAATCAAACTCTTCAAAATAAAATAGAAAAACTTGAAGAAGCTTTTGAAGAATTTGATAAGGAAGTTCTTTCTGAAGGACTTTTAAATATTCCTCCTAATGAGAATAATTCAGATCCATTAACACCATTAGATCAGAAGTTTGTAACCTATGAAAAACTTCAAGAGAATTATAGGTTATTTGTTAATAGAGTTCAGCAACAACTAGCATCATTTGGTGGAGGTGGTATAGAAGATGCTCCTTCAGATGGCCAAGAGTATACTAGAAAGAATCAAAAATGGGTTGTAAATACTGGTGGAGAACAACCTACTGGAGTTGCTGGAACTTGGGGAGTAGGTACTGTTGGTATTCATACTGTCAAAAATGTTGGTATTGGTTCTACTGCAAGATTAGATAGTACATTATTTGTTTATGGTGATGCTGAGATAACAGGAAATATATCTGTAGCAGGTACATTAACCAAGCAAGATGTAACTAATGTAGATTCTGTTGGTATGATTACTGGCAGAGGAGATTTAAATATTCAACGTAATGCTAGGTTATCAGGTGTTACTACTATAGG